GTTTGATCTAGCAAAGTTTGCTGCTGCAATAGTTGCTTCTACATATGCTTGACGTAATGCTTTAACTGCTACTGTTTCTACGTTAAAGGATTGAGTAAGTCTTGTGTGTGCTTGATTAAGTGATGTTGCTACAGTTGCTGCTTCTAACTGCTCCATTGTCATGTAGTTGGTTTGTTCAGCAAGTATCTTTGAGTTCCCGCCAAGTTTCATAAATCCCATACGCAAAGCAAGGAATAGTTTAATTATGTTTGCTGCACCGTTAGCAAGCAAACCAAAAGTCATCAGAAGTGTAGGACCAATTAATCCTACAAGAGCGGTTGCTACTACAATAAACTTTTTGGTGCCTTCGCTAAGTCCATTAAATTTTTCAAGAACATCTCCAACAACCTTGATAATTGGAGTGACAGCCTTTAAGAATTCCTTACCAATTGGAGCAAGAGTTAGTTTAAGTTCTTCTACCGCTGCCTTAAAGTTTGTTCCAACTGAATCTTCAACTGCTTTTAATTCTCTTTCTGACAATATAGCAAGTTCTTCAACAGAAGATGTTGCAAGTTGCAAAACTCTAGCAGCCTGTGTTCCGTCTTTTGTTACGTTCTGAAACAGTGTTGATAAACGTGAGAACTGGAACTTACCAAAAAGTTGCTCAATTGCACGAGCACGGTTAAGAGGGTCTAGTGTATCGAGTGCTCTAGAAAAATCAATAACAGTATCTCTAATGTTTCCTTGGTTATTTTCAACAATGGCATTAATGTTAACACCAAGATCAGCAAGGAATGCAGAGGCTTTCTTACTTGGATTAATTAAAGATGCAAGACCAGACTTAAGTGCGTTTGCTCCTTCGGATGCATTGATTCCACCTTCCTTCATTGCTGTGAGGAAGAACGCAAGATCTTCTACATCTCCACCAAGTTGCTGAACAACTGGACCAGCCTTTGGAATCGCAATTGTTAAATCTTCAATAGATACAACTGTTTGGTTTTCTACTGAGTTTAAGAAGTCAATCTTTGAAGTTAAGTCTTCTGCTGCTACACCAAAAGCGTTTGTTAGTGATATCGTTGTCTCTAATGCTTGCTGCTGCTCTACGCTACCAAGGACTGCAAGTCTAGTTGCTTGTGCAACCTGTGCGGTTAAGTCTGCACCAGTCTTACCCATTGCTGCTGCATCTGCAGCCATCTCCATAGTATCTACTACTGCAACGCCATACTTAGTAAAACTTTGTGCTAGTAGTTCAATCTCTTTAAGTGCTTTGGTGGTATCTTCTGTTGTTGTAAACATATCACCATAAACACGCCTAAACCTAATTGCTTGTTTTTCTAAGTCCATGAATGTTTTTGAAGCAACAGTTCCAAGATATGCAAGAGGGACTGTAAAACCAACCATCAACTGGCGACCTGCCCACTGAGTGTTCTTACCAAAGTTTAGAAGGTTTGTAGAACCCTGTCTAACTAACTGATTAAATAGTGCTTGCTTCTGGGCTGCGATCTGAGTTTGTGTTCCAAAGTCTTTCATGTTTAGTGCATTTGGCGTAATTGCCATAGCCTTCATTGCACCGTTTGCATCACGACCCATCTTGATAAACTGGGTCTGCATCCTCTTTACACGCTCTTGAGCAACCTGCTCAATGGTGTCAAACTCTGATTTAAATAGTCTACCAAAAGTTTTTGTAGCACCTCCAGCATATCGGAAGTACTCCTTCATGCCTAGTTTATTTTTCTCTAGAGCATGAGTAAATGATTCTGTTGATGTTCTAACAAGGCCCATCTGGGCAGTGAACTGTCCTGTAGCATTTATAGAATTTAAGAGGTTAGTCTGTAAATTCTTTTGTGCCATAGCACTAGCAGCACTGCCCTTAGCGATGGACGCATGAAAGGTGGCTAGTTGACGCTGTAGATTTTTTAGTTCCGCAAGTGCTGCAGACGCATCAATATGTACGCCAATATTAGCATTTACGTCAGCCATTAACTAGCACCTTTTCTATTGTTTAATTGTTTGCAAGTACTGTGTTTAACAAAGCATTTGCATCTGATAGTTTAACTCCAGAGGCTGCTTCAATAATTTCATAAACTGTTGGAAGATCAAGAATGTCTTCTAGTTTATCCTTATCTTTTGCAAGTTCTGGACTGAATTGCTCCATAGCAATCTGTACGCATTCCATAAGAAGAGCCATTGACTTTTCGTTATCTTCTGCCACCTCTGCTACCTTTTCAAACTTACTCATAAATGGGCGAAGCAAAGAAATCTTAAGCGGTCTAACGCTAATCTTTGATCCATCCATAAGAATAAGTTCTCTACCCTCATGTACTGTTGTTGCCATTTTTCCTCCTATATAGGCTTCCTTAATTATAGCACAAACAAGCCTATTTTTATGTTAGATTTTCGTAATCTAGTCCCATGCCAATACCAAACCCGAGTTGCTTAGCCTTTGGTCCTTGAAGAGATAATACGTCATTTGAATCACTTGTTTGACCACCGCTAAATACTCTAGCCTTCATGTCTTCCCACTCTTGCTGCCCTCGTTTTTTACCAGACTCGGCATCTAGATCTACCCCCTGAATTGCAGCCAAAAACTTTTTTTCTGAATAATCTAACTCTCTGCTTATATCTAGCGTTGCCATTAACTCTGGCATAGATAAAGATAGTTCTAGTTCTTGATAGTCTTTCCAAATTCCCAGCAAAAATACCTCTGCTTCTAACTTAGCAAGATCTAGATCAGCCCAAGTATTTCCTTTTTCTGCTTGCTCTTTTACTGGTTCTTCAGATGACTTATTTATCTTAATACCTGCAGCAACCTCTAGCACTTTATATATTGTTGGCAAGTCTACATTATTTTCTACATCTAAAGTAGTAGATGATATTTCTGGACAATACTGTTTCATACAAATTCTTGCACACTCAACAAGAACAACTATAGATTCATCGTCAGTTTGTGCACCTTTAATTTTATCAAAAGCAACCATAAACTCACGAAGATATTTAATCTTAAGTGGAGTAATCTCAATTGTTTTATTATTTACTAGTGTAATAAAATCACTATTATATACTGTGGTTGCCATAGACATTCTATTCTATCATAAAACAACAAAGCCCACCTCCGAAGAGATGGGCCAAGTCGTATAATTATTTAAATTATGATGCTGGATCGAAAGTACGATCTACGATCTTACCGTATGAACCAGATGTGTCCTCTGGAAGGAGACGGAATGATACTTCAAACATTGAAGCCTCATCACGCTTTGCAGATACTGTTACATTCTCAATTGAGAGTGCACGGTATGCTGTATAGACACGCTCTACTGTTGCAGAGTCTACGCAATCACCTGTACCAGGACCGATTGCAACGATACCACGCTCAACTGGACATTCGCCAAGTTCACCTGCAGAAAGGTTAAGAACCTGTCCGTTAGATGTTGACTTTGTACCTGTCAATTGTGAATCGCTGAATGCCAAAGCCAAGAGAAGGTTCTCTAGTGTAGCCTCAGCAAAAGCAGTTGCAAGATTTACCTGCATGCCCTGCTTATAAAGTTTAGCAACGTCAAGAATCTGGTCAACCTGTACTTCGCCGAAGTCAGGCTGGAACTGCAATTCAAGACCGTTCATGGTGTAACCTACGTTTGTATAACCTGAATCATCTGCAAGTGTCTCTCTAAAAGACTCTGTACCGTCAAATGCCTCTAGGGTATTTGCTGATAGTGTTGTATCTGCAACGAAAAGTGCTGCTGCTCCAACGATGATGTTAGTTGACGAACCACGACTATATGCCATTTTTTCACCTCTTTCTGTAATCTATAGAATAGATATTAAGTTGTTGGCGCTTGTTTCCTCACCCTAAGTATAACAGCCTTTTAAGTGTATAATTCGTTAAGCGGGTCAGAGCCGTGTGTATGATAGTCATACTGGACAATGACCTTGTTTCTATAGATCATTCTCATTGAGCCTTGAGCAGACTGTAGTTCTAGAAGGTCTCTAGACTCATCCACCTGGAAGGTTTTGGTATTGTGAAAGAAGACACCCTGAGATATTGAGCCTATAGATTCCTGATTCTTTGAGGACCAGGTATTGACATCCTGTGCAGATGAGTCTTCTCTATCAAGGGCAGCATTAATAATACGGATAGTAGCCAAAACCTTTTCAAGTGGTCCGTGAACTGTGTACAGAATCTGCTCTCTCTTGTGTCTGTAAAAAGGGCTTGGTCTAAATCTTGAGAGTGTGTCAAATCCTATTAGTACTGGAAGAGAAGAGTCTGTCGATAGTAGTTCGCTATATAGGTCATCTATACTGGTTGCTGATACTGGGATAAAAGGACTAAACGTTTGAGAGGCTGGCACAATATCAAACAACTTTAGTTGTTCTTCAAGATATCCATTAAGAGCAAAGCCTGGATAGTATGTTTGCTGGCCTAGTAGTTCTTTATCCATAATCTTATTCTACACCAATCTTTAAGTTTGCTATCCATCTGAATCCAGTCTGGATACCCTTGTTTTTGCCAAGCCTTGATCCTTGCTTAATATCCTTTTTGAATACAGTTGGATTTTGAATATAGTTATAAATACCAGATGCTCTTAGAAATGACTGCTTAAAATAAAACAACATAAACTCATCTATTGTCTTTGAAAAAGATCCCTGAACTTCAGTTCCTCCAGGATTTGTAACTGTTACATCATTTGAGGTAAAGATTTCTTCATTGTCAATTGTAAAAGCAAGAACTCTTTTCTTTGGTCTAATGGTAACTGGAACTCCATTTTCCATAATCTTTGCTTTGTCATAAAATGGGACAGTAGATCCTTTTTTTAGTGTTTCTGATTGTGTAAATGTTCCTCTGATCGATAGACCCAAATTGCTAATTGTATAATCTAAATCAAACAATCTTGCGGTTGGGCTACCAGTCTTATTCCATTCATATATATGATGTAGTGCTGCAGGGTTAGATCTTGCTTGAGCATCTACATACTGACCCATAGAAGTGATTGTTGCTTGACCCAAAGCCTTTAAAAAATCAGTCTTACCTTTTTGAACTCCATCAATAAATCCCATAGAATAATTTACAATATTATTCATTTGTTTTTCAAAACTTTTGGTTGTGGTGGTTACTCTCACTAGTCACCTACAGACTGATTCTCTGCTCTACGCCAAAGAATTTTATAGTATTGAATATCTCCAAATGGTCCAACAAATGGTTCTACAGTAGCAAACTCATAGATTGTAGCCCTACCTGATCGTGGCCCAGATGTTTCTCTATAAATGATAGTATCACTTGCATTGCGTATATTTGTTACTAAAATATTTGTCATTGCGTTATCAGAACCTAAAGAAGATGTTCGTGGATCTGACTTTGTTCTTACTATTAGTTGTCCGTTGTTCTGCAAAAATATCTCTGGCTTAATCTCTTCTTTAGAAGCACCACCTATTGGGGTGGCATTACATATAATGCTTCTATCATAAATCCAATCCTTTTGTGCTTGGCCATACTCATTCTGCTTAATTTTTGCATAATAAATATCGGCCTTCATAGGGTACATGAAGTCAGTAACTTCACATGTATCCATTATAAAATCCCAATACGTGTAATCTTATTAGTGTATCCTGATAAAATCTTATCTACAATAATGTTTCCAGTACCGCTTGAGATTTGCTTGTCGTACTCAATCTTAAACTGATCGGTGCTATAGTTCTTTACATATCTCTTATAGTAATCTAGTTTCCCACACTTAATATCTTCAATAAGCATCTTTGTTGCATCTTGAATGTCGTATGGAACAACCTTATACCCAACCTCAGCCAAGAAGATATAATCAGTTCCTTCTGGGAATGTAACTCCAGGGGTAATGGTTGCAACATTTCCGCTGTCGTCTGTATCAAACAATGACAAAGAATCTGATGCTGCTAAAGGAACTCGTGCTGGTCTGCGCTCTGATCTGTTGTATCCTTCTGTTGCTGCAACTGGATCCTTAATGATTGCACTCTTATCTTTTGTGAGCATGTAGTTCCACTCACCTAGTGCTGGACCATCTGCAGAATAAATATCATAAACAAGAATTGCGTTCTCATAAACCTTTACGAGTTTTTCAACTTTGTCCCATACTGGCATGTAATCAGTCTCTTGTCCAACTGGCTCAACATACTTTCTCTTGTAATAAAATCCACCAGTAATGCTGTCTATAAGTATTCTTGCTAAGTTTTCATACTCTTCATACTTTGCAATATCTGTTGCAGTTGTTAGTCCGTGACTTGCTGCTAATTCTCTTGGATTTACATATGGTCTTGCAACCTCTAGGTTGTCTTGAACAACAATATCTCCACGGTCTTCATAAACATTTCCAGACTCTTCTAGGTCTTCGTGAATAGTAAGTGCATATGACTTATCGTATTTTACAAAATCTTCATCTAGAGTATAGGTTAGTTGTGAGTTGGAGTTAGATGTTAAATAAGCAACAACCTCTGACTGCTCTAAAGTATCTTCAATTACTAAAACATAACCTCTGTTAGCATCTGGTACTGTGTATGTTACAGAAAGTGGGTATGGTGGGAGTCTTAGAATCTGCATAATTATTTACCGTAGTATGATGCTACCTCTTCTGGAGACGCTATGCGTACTGCCTTATGGGTAATCATCTTTTCCGATGCCTCCTTTGAGACGATGTTATATCCTGGTGCGAGAGACCCCAACCCGTTCCAGTGGATATTTCTAGTGGAGTAAAGAGCGACCTTTTCTTCTTTAGGCTGCTCTTTGCCTTGCTTTACACTTTCAATCTTATTGTCATTTGGATGAAAACTTGCTATTACTTCTAATATTTCTAATTTAGTCTTTACCCCAAATAGATCAATGTTATTTTTTTTAGCGTATGACTTTAGTTCCATAACAGTCTTTGTTGCTAAATCTTCCATCGTTGTCATTTGATCTCCCTATGCTTACTGCAATTATACCAGAGTTATCTTCTCAGAGTCTGGGGTCTTCTAATTCCTGATGGTGTTCCAGACATAATGATGTTCTCACCAAAATTTGCTGTAGGTATACATCCTAAAGCATTTTTTTCAGATATGATCCCATTGGGTCCAGATATAACTGTGCCAGTTACTCCACCCGCAACAATGCATCCACCACTACGGTGATTATGTTCTTCTGGTGCACTTCCTGGATAAGACATATTTTCTCCCTATATGACTAAGGAGGGCAGTTTTTACGCTGCCCCCCTAGATCATTGCTTAGTATTAATTAGGAATCTGAGGCTGCATCTGCGTAAGCAACTGCATCCAACTCTTCCCACTGAAGACCAAAGCGAACGAATACTGTGTATTCAATGGTGTCCTTCTTGTTGATGTATTCACGATTTACTGTGATATCACGCTGGAAGCCCCATACACGGTTTGCTGGGAATGTCAAGTCGACATAACCTGCTGGGTAGTAAGGAACTTCTTGGACTGTGATGCCAAGTACACGAGTTGTACGAGCATCGCCGAATGTCTGTCCTGCGCCATCAAGGTAAGCCTGGCGGTTAGCCTGTGTGCTTCCTGGAATCTGGCCGTTAACTGCTTCAGCAATTGCATCAGCAAGTGTACCGTTATTCTTGACGATACCCTGGAATGCGTCTGTACCTGCGTAGAACTTAAGGTTTGACTTAAGTGCACGGTACTTACGTGGCATTGCCAAGATAATGTCCTGCATAACGTTTGGAGTCCATTCGTTACCAGTTACAGTTACTGCTGCTTCGTGAGCATCTGAACCTTCTGTAACCTTTGTTACGAAACCTTCCATGATTGAAAGGAATGGTGATGTTGTACCATCACCGTTGATTGCAAGATCTTCGATATCGTTAGCAAAAGCATTTGTCATCAAGCGAACTAGATGATCTTCAAGTGCTCCACCTTCGATATTGTCTTCAAGCGCTTCAGTTGAAACTTCCCAATCGAGACGAATCTTCTTTGTAGTAAGTTCAACCTTGCTAAATGTAGCACCTGCGTTTGTGAAATCTGGCTGTGCTTGTGCAGCAGCACGGATTACACGCTCACCAACGTTAACTTTTTCAAGTTCCATTGTGTTTGCTCGCATAGTAACTCTACGGCCATCCTTGGCGAGAACTGTTGCATCCCACACGTAGTCGATGAAGCGACGAGCCTGCTCTGGTGCTAAAATACCACCTGGTGTTCCAGTTGGGTTTACAGAGTTTGCACCGTATGTACCAAAGGCTGCTGTGGCAATGTTACCAAGAGAAGCCGCTGGAGTAAGATTACCATCTGGACCTGTAACTGTTGCACCGCCGATAGCACCTGATGCAAATGCACCGTCGCCATTGTGAGCATGTGATTCAGTTGGAGAACCTGGATAGTTCTTTACGATATCTGTATTTTGTTCTGACATATTGTTCACCTCCTAGTGATTTTATATCTTAACTTAATAGGTCGGAATTTGTGAGGAAACGTCCGCCCCATAGGGATTTCTGAACCTTTACAGGCTCAAACTGCACGATCTCGCCTAGATCGCCAGACTTGCGGAAAGCAGTGTCTGCAACTACGGCATCGACACGCTTGCCAAACTCATTAAAGTTACCCTTGATATTGTTAACCTCGCTTGTTACACTATCAACGGACTTTGTTACTACTGCTATCTGCTCATTAAGAGACTTGATAGTGGCAGCAAGATCGCCAAAGGCATTAGTAAGAGACTCTTTAATTTCTGAAACTGCTTTTGCAACTTCTTCATTAAGTGCTACAGAAACTTCATTTACAGTATCTGCTGCTTCCTTGTTAGTCTCTTCTTCTACTGTTACATCTGCAACTGTAGAATCTGCACCACCATCAACTGACTTTTCAATTGGTGCCTCATCGACAACCACTGCTTCATCAGCAACTACATCTGTCTTTTCAACTTCAGTTGGCTGTGCCTCTGGAGCAACCTCTGCATTTTCAACTGCAACATCAACTGCTGCTTCTGTTGTTTCTGACATAGGGTTTACCTCCTTTGTAATCTTAATTGTACTAATGCCTTTAGCACTATCAACTAAGAACTTTATCATATCTGCTTTATCTTTATCATTCTTTTCAACAAAACCAATGTTCTTCATTTCTTCTCCAGAAACTGGGCTTACATGTGTTTCTTCTTCTGATGTGACAATGAGGCCAGATTGCTTATCATAAAATACATTTTCTAAAACTGTGTCGTCAGCCTTGATAACATCAACGCCATCAACCTTCTCAACTGACATAATACTTGCAAACTGATTTGCTGGACTATCAACCAATGAGAGTTCGATTAGGTCGTAGTCTTTAATAATTCTAATTTGCTTATCCATCTTTTCGTCATAAGCATCATCCCACTTGTTCATACGTCCCCCGATTGAAAAACCTGTGTATGTTCCATCAAGAACCTTTTCCCATGCATCTTGTGCACCCTTGGAAATGTAGGTAGAAACATAAACACCCTTGTAGAACTTCTTTGACTCTGGATCAAAATACTTTTCTTCTTTAAATGAAATCATCTTTCCTACTGCAGATGGCTGATGCATTTCTCTAATGTTCCCACGGAATTTAGCAAATGCTTCCATAGAAGCCTCTGTTGTTACAATGTCATATTGCTTGTCTAGGTTGTCAAGGGATGCAAAACCTGAAACGATTCTACGCTCTAAATCCACTTTTCCGAAAGGCATTGATAGACGAACGTTGTCGCCTTCCGTAATCCAGGAAGCCTTATTAATTTTCATAGCGTATCTATTATACCAAACGTTTATGGGGTTTTCTCAATTATTGAGACGAACGACCCTGACCCTGTGCATTTCTTCCAGATACCGTAGTTGTGCTGTCTGATTGGTTGTTTGTTCTTTCGGTATCTCTTGCTCTGTTCCCCGCAGTGTTAGCCCTTGCGTCTGCTGCTGCTCTTGCGTTTAACTCTAGTGGCTCATCCCCACCTTCTCTTTGAGGAAGATCAAGAATTTCACGAGCCTCATTTGGAAGCATAATCTGAGACTTAACATATTTTTCAAGAATTTGAGCCTGTGCAATCTCGTCTGTAAGAGTGAGTTCATTAAACTTAAGTTCTAGAATATCTGTTTGCTCTTTAATAATTTTGCTGATTACTTTTTCAAGGTGATGCTGTGCTGGTCGTGCAACCTGCTCTTTAAAGGTTCTGTCTTGTGAGAGTGCTGCTGCAAGTCCTGATTCTGACCCACCAAGTTTTGAAATAGGAACCTGATGAGCAATTAAGATATCATCACGATTTTGCTTGCGATACTCTTTAAATGATCCATCCTGAACACCATTCTCAATTGGCTCCATCTTAAACTCAACCTTATTCTGGTCTGTATCTCCAGGAAGTGGAATGTATAAAGTTCTGTGTGACTGAGACTTAAGTCCTGTTTGTAGGAATCTAAACATCTTGTCTTCTGAGTCTCCACTAAGTTGAGCACCCTTAAGAGTAATAATATATCTTGGGACAGCCTTGTTTTCAAAATAGTCAATGTTGTATTGGGATGCTAGGTGATCTCCAACTAAAGATGGAAGTGCAGAAACAATATCTGGCACACCATAGAATGTGTTTAATGGAGAGTATTCCTTAATGTGAATAATCTCATTTGGTCTTGGGTCTGATGTGACAGGGTTTGGATTGCTTGCTGCAAAATTTCTAAAGTAAACAATCTTATTTCCAATAATCTGTAAGAAGCCATCGTGAAGTCTACGAACACGAATTGTTGTTGCTGGTATGTGTCCAATATATCCGATTTGTCCTTCTATGTTTCTTCCTACCTCAATAAAGCCATTACCAGTTGCTTGAAGGTCTGTATAAACCTTCTCCATAATTTTTGTAAACGAATCTTCATCGTTTAAGTTTTCTAGCCAGTCACGAAGTTCGATCTTCATGCGTTCAATTCTCTTGCGAGCACGACCAACCTTTTCTTGATCATCGCTGCTTTCAAAACGAAGTGCAGTAGTGTCTGTTAGGTCAAACCTATAGCCCAAGCCAACAATATTTTCTACCTTGGCATCAATTGCAGCATGATTAGCAAAAGATGTATCGTAAAAGTTAGCCAACTCATACATGTTGTATGGTGGTGTAATAACATCGAACAGTCCGTATCCATTACGATATACCGTTCCAGGATTGATCTGCTTTGATGCAGAAGTTTCTCCTGCTGGCATAGCATTTGCTGAATCTAGATATGCAGGATCACCGATAGCCTTGTTTGCTACACGGCTTGTTCTGCGCTTAAAGTTTTGGTTTATACCATTAAGATCTTTTAGGTCTTCCCAGTTTTTATTAAATGGGTCTTGAGCAACAAAAGGATCTGGCTCTTTTTCTTGTGTGTTTAACTTTGCAAAAATTGGATATTCGTTACTCATCGCTACCGTACCTATCGTGAGTTTGTTGTGCTGCATGCCATGCACCTAGGTCATTCATGGATGGGATTAGTCCTTGCTGCATTCTGTCTAGTTGCTCAGAATATTCTTCATCAGTAACTCTAGTCAGTCCTGGAACAAAAACTGCGTCTCCATCACCTGGATCGCCGTAATACTTTGCAGCATCTTTTAGTTGTGCCATCTTTGAGAGGTCGCCTCTCATAGACTCAATGTTGAGGACATTGCCCTCTCCATCAGTAAACCACTTGCCGTTTGACTTCTTATAAACATATAGGCCCCAATTGTACTTCTTTTCAATAACTTGACGACGTACATTTTTTACAAGGGGTTTGCCAGTTTTTGGGTTAATTAATGCATCCATAACAACCAGTATACCATATTACACTGGAGATACGGTTTCTGATGACCATGAGACGGCATTATATATTCTTAAAGCATCTGCATCAACAGTTAATCCATTTAAGTCATCAATAATAATCTTATTTGTTCCAGAGTACGACTTATATACATTTTCTGGGCTAACTCCATATATTTCTGATGTAGAAATTGACAACATTCCATCCCACACGTAATTATCAAACCAATACTGCCATTCGTAGTCAATTAACCCCTCACTCTTTACATTAAGCCAAGGCCTTGTAACAGTTCTTTGAACCTGCTGCAAGTCTGTTGATTGATAGTAGGAGACATTATTAAATACCCCTGGGCCAGTAAGATTGATCGAGCCTGAGTACGAGTCAAAGTTTAGAGAGTCTGAAAATCTTAATCCGATTACTGACCATTCCTTAACTGTAAGAACTGGTTCTCTTACTAGTTTACCATTTAAGAAATAAGATACCCCATTGTACTGTTGACCAGTTTTTGCATCTAGTGCAAAAATTCTTGCCCTATTTCCAAGGTCATTGTTTGTGACCATAAAAAACTTTATGGTTTCACCTTTATAGTTAATCTCAAATAGTTGGACTGGTGATCCAGGAAATTCAAGATCGTCATATCTGTACCATAGTTGCATCGCATTAATTTTATAATTATCTGAAATTTGTAAGTTAACTGGTATTGATAGTCCACGATCTACAGATCCATCAAAACTACCCTTTAGTTCTATTCCAGAACTTCTTGTCATGTAGAGATATGGGGTGCTTCCCTTATAAATCGTAAATGGATTTTTTGTTTTATAATCATAATAAATACCTGACCTTGTATAAGGAAATATCTGTGTTCCAAATCTTGTTCCAATTGGATTAAACGAGTTATCGTTAAAAACTTGAGAAGACAGACTTAGTTGCTTTAGTGATACTGGTTTTGATATTGTTGACCTACTTATAAACTCTAGCCTATAAACAATAGCAAGATTATTAAAATTGATAGATTTGGTAGGATAAAGAATTGTATTATCAACTACTTCAAACTTTGTTGTACTCCATAGCGGGTGGCTATCTATGTCAATAATTTTTCCTTGTCTTGCTTTTTCTGATCTTGTGAAAGATGACTGAAGTGCATTTGCGCCATCTTCAATATATTGAAATGTTACATAACTTCTGATAGATGAATTTTGCGTATCATACTCATAAACTTTTTGAGTTTTTGTTGTCATGTCGTCATAATCATTCCAGTCAGTAAGCAGTGAGTTATCTAGTTGCTGATAGGTTTCCTGTACTGGATTAGAATAAGAATTATCTAAATCTCCATATGTCCAAGACTCTAACTCTTGATCTGATTCTATTACTCTTGATGGTGATGGGTATCCAACATTAAATTGAAGAAAATCTAAATCATAAAATTCATTTCCAATATCATTTTGTACATACTGGGCAAAATAAGAAAGTGGTAAGTAATCTTCCCAGTATCCCGATGTGCCTATGTCTAAGAAAAATAAATCATAAGAGTCTGTTGGCAATAATGTATAACTTGCTGTATGCTCTATCAATGATGTGGAAACTGCCTCTGTTGATCCTGGCAAAGAAAGATCATCAAATATAACAAATCCATCTTCATCATAATTGTTTTCTATTTCTTTATAATTTGAGTCCGTACAAAAACCAACTGTATAAATGTTTCCAGTAAAAGTGCTATTGACATTTTGATCTCCACCAACATATAACTTTAATGAGCCCTGGTTTCCAAAAAATGAAGAAGTGTTTTGACCAAAAGAATTGGATATAGCATCTATATTAATACCAACTGAAAAAAGTTGGTCCAACTCAATAGATGGGGTTGTGTATAATATCTGATCCTGACCACTATGGTTTAATAGATAAACTACAGCATCTTGATCTTGTTTTATTAAGAAATAATCAGAACTGTTTTGACTATAAATCTTTATTAGCGTCTGTGGTTCTTCTGGGTCAATATTGTCTGTACTAAAAACAGCATAGATAGACTTAACCTTATTATTTATAACATTTAAATTATTAAAATTAAAGTAGCATTGATCTAAGTTCCAAGAAGAGTTTGGTCTAAAGGTTATAAATTTATATGTTCCAGATTGTATCTCTTTACAGTCATTATATAGCGACTTTACGCTTTTTGAATTTAAAAAGATTGATGGCAAGGCGTATTCTGGTGTTTTTAAAGATGATGATGTTGTTACTAGATTATCAAAACTTCCTTGTTGCCATTCTGCAAAATCTGGATAAGAGTAGTTTGCTGTATATTCTGCAAATGGAAAATCAATAAATGCAGTTGTTCCTCCGTATGAAGAGTTGATTCCTTCTGGAGATAGTACGCCTTGTCCATAAACCCATCGTCTTTTTGCTACGGTAACTGGAACTTGATAAGGATAGATGGCAACGCAATCAATTTCTATTGGGCTAACATCAGCATAAGAATAAAATCCTAACCAGTCTAGGGATCCCTCTGCCGAAGATTGTTCTGGCAAAACCAACTCTTTTGTATTAATTGTAAAAGATAAAACTTCTTCTCCATTAATCAATAGGCTAGCAGCATTTTCTACTACCCGAATATGAATTAAAATTGGCCTAAACCATTCACCAACAAAGTGAGACCTAAAATTATCTCCAACCTTTAGTGTTAGAAATGCTCCGTCAACATATAAACCATCTAAAGACGATATTGGACCAAAAATTCTCTTTGCTGTTGATGCGTCAGAGTTAATTCTTGCCCAGAACTCAACCGTATAGTCTTGGTATCTTCCAGAATCATTTAAGAATCCTTTTCCTGGAATAATTAAAGATGGATTATTTTCTGAATTAGGAACTATTTTTGTAACTCCAGATGCTCCAAAAACCAAAGGTATGGATGTATTTCTAGCAACTAAGAAATTGTTGTCAACAAGGTAGTACCCATTTTCTTCTGCCAAACCATAAGCGTCTGCCTTAACAACAAGGCTTTCTGTTTGTAAACCTATGTTTTCTGGAAATACTTCTGGATTTATACCAAGCGATTTTACATTAAATTCTTCTGACCACTGACCAGAACTTATACCATTTATATATAGTTTATAGTCTTCACTAGATGCACCGCCAGAAATAGTTGTTGCTTTAATGACAATTCTAAAAGTTGTGCTTTCATTTGGAATATCAAATGTTCCAGATACAAAAGTCCAATTTGATGTTATAGGATCATTGAATGTTTCAAGTTTTTGAATAATTTGAGAGGATGTTGTGTCTGTATATTCATAGCCAATTGATATAGATGTTATCAATGATGATGTTGAGTAGAAATATGTTCCTATACAAAATGTACCAAATGAATTATTTAAATCTTGAAAATTTGTAAGTTCTGGACTTATTAATACGAATTCTCCCGATAACCCAGATGGGACATTTGCAGAAACTAAAGTAGACAGACTATTAACAAATGGGGGCGTGGGAGCATTGCTGCCTGATCCACTTACAATAGTTGCGCCAGAGTTATCCCAAAGAGTCTGGATATTTCTTTGATTTTCTGAGATTAGGCTAACATAGTCTGCCTGATCGTCTAGAGCCCAAAGAACTAGTGGGTGCTCACTATAGATCTTTTCTGCATATAAATTTGACGGGTTAGACATAACTCTCCTATCCCCTTATTATAGCAGGCTAGAGACTAATAAAACTTAATCTCACAAGCGTCAGTTGAGCAGTATGCTTCTCCAGCAGCCTCAAGATTTTCTATACCGTCATAAATAGCAGACCAATCAATCTTGCCAATCTTGCCTACATATGCATTGTATTCTTCTCTTGTTATTTCTGAATATGGCTGCTGAGGATAAATTTTATCTCCCATTGGTAAAAATGAAACTGCCTTTAGTTGTCCCTCATACATATTTAGTGCAGGAGCGATAAACTTCTTTTCATTTTCTTTATCAAATGAAAGCGTTACAGAAACACCATTATCTGACCAGTACTTCTGAGCAGTCGCTGCCAAACCAATCTTTTCAAATAGGCTAACTTCCTTCTCAGAACGCTTGTGTCCTGATGCAACTGGGAAGTATACTACTGAAGTATTTGCTGATACTAGGTCGTCTTCAATTCTATATCCCGCTGCCTTAAATAAATGCATCATAGGATCTGTGTTTCCAAAACGTATTGCACGAAGATAAAATTCTCCACCTGGTCCCCAGTGAACTCCAGGGGTAGCACCAGAAAGTAGTGAAACAGATCCTGATGGCTTAACTGTTGTTACACGAACTGACTCACGAACACAAAGCCATTCAGAATATGAATGATCATATTTACGAATTGTACTATATCCCTCGTCCATCCATTCACGAATAACTGGAAGACCGTGCTCGTCTGCAAATGCAGCAATGCCAGTAAGAGATGTACCAATACGGCGATTACGCTGCATGATACCGTTTGTCTGTTGCCAATGTGTTGGCATAAGTGTTACAGTCTTTCCATACAAGTAAGCAAACTTTAACGTCTTGAGGAAGTCCTCCTTGGAGTCATGACGATTTAAGTGCACTTCTACAAGTGTACATAATTCGTAACTTTCCAATGGCTGCTCCGCACAAGGGTTAAAGCCCATAATGCGAGTGTCCTTGTAATCAGGTGCATCCGCAAGACGGCCATAATCACGAGCAACATCAAGCCAGATAAAACCTGGTTCTCCGTTGTCTGCAATTAAATCTACATAGTCTTCATACTTAGTTCCAACCTCAGCAGCAATTGAGTTATTACTCATCCATGCCCAACCTGGTTTTTGTGGATCATATGAATTTCTTTCTGGAAATACTTCTGGATTCTTAAGATTAATAAAACCTTCATCTTCTGGTGTACCTAAAGCAAGAGTTGCAGAACGACGAACATTTCCAGAAACAACACAGGTACCAATAAGATTAACAAGGTCTACAATAGCACGGCTGTCTAATGCTTCTCCCGCTCTAGAACCGATTACATTACGAATGCGTGTATGGAGATCAATAAGTGGTGCTGGACCGCTTGCAACGCCTCCAAAGCCCTTAATAGGGGCTCCTAGAGGGCGGATAAGGTCATAAGTAAACTCCTGAATTGGCTGATTCTGACGCAAAAATGAATTGATCAAAATACGAACAGACTCTACCCATCCCTCACGAGTATCTGGGATTTCATAGACTGAGGCTGGCTCTGTAGGAGCATAAATAGACATCTGCTTGTCTTGTCCAAGGGTATCAAACCCTACACCAATACCCAACATTAATGCATCCATTACCCACGCAAATAGGGCTCCTGGATCATTGCGATCAAGGTCACGAGTAGAGACCATAGCACAATTCTGAAGGGATGCCGAGTTACGCTTCTCCATAGTCATAGGAGTACCAAATGCCCAGAGACCACGACCTGGTGGTGTCCACTTTAATTCAAACATTCTTTGAAAGGCTTCTTGAGCAGACTTCTGTGCCTTGTTGTCATTCCAGGGAAGGCGGTTATCCTTAGCATGATTCTTCTGTACTGAATACATACCCTCGATTACACGACGACAAACCTCATGCCAGCGTTCCTTAGTTCCATCTTCTTTAACACGAGAATATGTACGAATAAAAGTAATCTCTCCTAATGAGTTAGACCCTGCATCTGAGAATCCAAATGGGGCTGGAGTGTTATTATATTTATTTACAAATTCATCTGAAAGACGAAAAGAGAATACGGTTTCTGACATTTATTATTTACCTTTCATAGCAAAATTAATTGAGTACTTTGTAATTTCCAAAGTAGTGTTAAGTATATCATAGATTTACAAAGAAAAAACCCCGCTGTTATGCGGGGCTTTAACTTCTTAACCTTAACTTTAGGTTAAGTGCTTTTGTTTTTATTAAGTACTATGCTGTCAAGTCTCCGAAAGCAACCCATGTATCTGTTGCTCTCTTTACAAGAGTTACTGCAGACCACTGTGCTCTAGTCTTTAGACCAGGTGTACCGTTAACAGTTACTCCACCTGCTGGGGTAATTGTGGTTTGTCCTGAACCTGTTTGAACTACGTGGATTCTTGTTCCGACTGGGAATGCTACGCTTGAGTTTGTAGGAACTGTAAGTGTGTTTGCAGAACCAACATTCATCTCAACCATCTGATCTCTATTTGTAAGAACAAGAGTGTATGATGCAGTTTCTGCATCAATTGTAACAAGTGAGTTGACCTTAGCATCAAGTGCTGTCTGTGTTGCAGTTGAAACTGGCTTATTAGCATCTGTTGTATTGTCTACGTTACCAAGACCGACATGAGCCTTTGTAACTCCAGATACTGTACCAGTAAATGTTGGGTCAGCGGTTGGAGCCTTAGAATTTAACTGTGTCTGAATTGCTGAAGTTACTCCATCAAGATATCCAATTTCGGTGTCTGAAACATTTGCTACCTTGTCTTGCTTGTTGCCAAGTGAGGTTGTAATTGTTGCAGCATATGATGCATCATCACCAATTGCTTCTGCCAACTCGTTAAGGGTATTAAGTGCTCCTGGTGCTCCACCAATAAGGTTATCAATGGCTGTTGTAATGTCTGCTGGTGTTGCTTTAGCATCTAGCGCTGCTTGTGTAGCAGTTGAAATTGGCTTATCTGCATCTGCTGTATTGTCAACATTTCCAAGACCTACATGGCTCTTTGTAACACCAGAAACTGTTCCTGTAAATGTTGGGTCAGCAGTTGGGGCCTTAGCATCAATCTGTGTTTGGATTGCTGAAGTAACTCCATTGAGGTAGCCAATTTCAGTATCTGAAACATCTGCAACACGAGCCTGCATAACTGTTTGGTCTACAGAAATAGCACCTGTTGTGTCATTATAGGAAAGCCCTGTTCCAACATTAGTTCCAATAGCATCTTGTGCTCTTTCATCTGTAAAGTACTTGTTAGTTGTACCCTCAGCAAGATTGTCGGTAGTAGAATCTGCTACACCGTTCTCAGCAACAATTGTAATTCCATTCTTGTCGCCTGTAATCTGAATGTTAGTCTTTGTAGCATTAACCAAGAGGTTTGCTGCAAATGTCTTTGTTGCAAGTTCTGCTGTATCATCAATACCGTGAACACTTGTTGTGTCGCTGTTATGTGTTGATACTGCATCATCTGCATAAGTCTTTGTTGCTACTGTTGAGTCAATGTTGAGTGTAAGTGTTCCAGCAACGTCATCGTATGACTTATCTAGTCCATCACCAGCAGCAAGTGCAGTTGCTACTGCATCTACAGCATTCTCTGCCAACTCAGATGAGTTAGCCTTTGAGTTAATCTGTGCCTGAATGTCTGAAGTAACTGCTGATAGGTATCCAATTTCAGTATCTGAAACACCAGCAATAATATTTTGCTTGTTATTCATTGTAGCAATAATTTCTGCTGCAAAATCAGCATCATCATCAATTGCTGCTGCAAGTTCATTAAGTGTATTGAGGGCTGCTGGTGCTCCATCAACAAGTGCATTAACTGCATTGTTTACGGCAGTTGTGATTTCTGAATCTAGACCTACTAGTGATGGGATCTGCTCTGATGGGATAACGCCAGAGGAGTTAAGCGTTGCCACACCGTTAGCGACACCCTTTTGTGTTAGTGGAACATAGTCGTCAATGCTGCCACCTAGTTCTACAACATCGGCAAAGTAATTTAGATCAACCCAGTGGTTGATTCCATCACCGATCTTAAACTTGTTGGTGTCTGACTCATAGCCAATTTCACCTGCGTTAAGGATTGGACCATCTCCATTATTGGTAGAGACCCATTGTGCAGCGGTACCTTTACGCTGTTGCATTCTTGTTGCCATTTATATACTCCTCCGTATATTAGTAACTATATTATAACAGATAATTAATTAAAATTATCTATTGCGTCCCCGCCATTCCAGACTGATTCCCATGTTGTTGAGTTATAACTTCCAGCACTTACAAGAACTCCTGGTTCGTCATATGAACCACCAGAAACAAATGTGCTTACTATTAGTCCTGTGCCATCAATTGAAGTATCATGAATGTGATCCCTCAAAACCTCTGAATCAGCAAGTGTAGCAATGGCTACCCACTCGCTTCCGTAATAAACATGAACTCTTTCTGTAACACTGTCAAACCATAGGTCTCCATTAGATGGGGATACTGGTGGCAGATCGTCTACAGGTATTGATACTGGAAGAGAATCTACATAATCCTTGGTTGTTGCATGACCACCAAGGGTAGGAGTGGCAACAGTAACTGTTCCTCCAAATGAACCGCCGTTTACAACGACTAGCCCATTCTTTACTTTAAAGTCTTTGTCTACTGTTGCCATCTCTTACTCCTCGTTAATTATGCTAGTAGTGTTCCAACAACAGTGATTGTTGAAGTATTGTTAGTTGGTGTTACACGAAGTCTTACAACAGGAAGTAGTGGTGATCCAGTTACGTCTGCTGTAATAGTTGATGATGAACCGTTTGTTCCAACAATTGCATATTCTGTGATAGCAATGTTGTTTGGGGTATCAAGTGTAAGAAGAACCTCAGAAAGTTCTGTATGTGTACCGTATGCGGTCTTTACAAGGAACTTGGCTGAGCGATATGTGTGTGCTGCAAACTCATAAGCAGTAACCTGTGATCCACCTGTTGGAGCAGAGACTGTTGCTGCAATCTGCTTAGCAAGTGAGTTGATATCTACTTCTGTAAAGTTTGGAGTTACTGCTTCAAGGGCTGTTACTGCTCTTTCATTTGTGAAGTATAGGTTTGAATTACCTTCATCAAGATCATCAGTATCAGAATCTGCTACACCGTTTTCTGCAGTGATAGTAAGTCCTCCACCATTACCTGTGATTGTGATGTTGGTAAGTGTTGTATTGATATCGGTCAAAAGTGCTGCTGCTGCTGACTTAGCACGAGCATCTGTGAAGTACTGGTTTGAACCCTCTGCTACATCGTCTGTATCAAGAGTTACAGTCTCACCAAGTGCAGTTTCGTATCCGTTAACTGTGATTGAGTCGTTTGTAAGTGATGAGTTAGCAATATTTGAAAGGGTATTGCTTGAAGCATCAATTGTCTTATTTGTAAGAGTCTGCTGATCAGAAGTTCCAACTACTGAACCAGTTACGCCGTGTGCTGATGTAGCATTTTCGTGGTCTGTAAGGTCTGATGCTACATCGCCTGCAGCGCCTGCTGCGTCGTATGCTGATGCGGTTGCATCAAGTGCTCTTTGGTTTGTGAAGTAAAGGTTTGTACCTTCTGCTACATCTGTAGTTGTTTGATCATCTACATAAGCCTTAGTTGCTGCATCTGTGTTTGCTGTAGGAGTTCCAAGACCAGTGATCTTGTTTGTTCCCATTGCAATAGCGCCAGTCATTGTTCCGCCTGCAAGTGGAAGTTTATTTCCAATTGCTGTTGCAAGACCCTGGGCATCAACCGCATCACCAAGTGCTGCTGCTAACTCATTCAATGTATCTAGTGCTGCTGGTGCTGCATCTACAAGATCTGCAACTGCTGAAGCAATTCTGTCTGTAACTGTGTTTCCACCAGAACCATCAATTGTTGCATCTCCAAGAAGAAGATCTGTGTAGTCCTTTGCATCTTGTTCTGCTGTATCTGCATAGTCCTGAGTTGCAAGAATATCTGCACCCCACTTAACATAATGATTTGCTGCGGGAGTAAGAACAAGATCATCATCAGAGTTGATTGTCATCACTCCTGCGCCAGTGAAGTTAAGTGTATCTCCAATGGTCTTGTTTGTTAATGTCTGTGTGTTGGTTGTTCCAACTACCGCACCTGTTGCGCCGTGTGCTTCTGTTGCGTTCTCGTGGTCTGTAAGGTCTCCTGCTACAGTGCTTGCTGCACCATTTGCATCGTACCAGTTGTCTACTGTATTACGGTCAATTGCAATAAAATCATTTTGTTCTAAAGTGATACCAGTTCCAGTAGCAACAGAGATTGTTCCTGCTTGGTAGTCAATTCCTGCTCCACCTGAAAGGTGTGAGTCAACTCTTGCTGTTGTAAAGTACTCATTTGTACCTTCTGCAATGTCTGATGTTGTAAGTGCATCTGCGTATGCTTCTGCATCTGTAAGAGCCTGTGCTGCTGCACCGAATTCATCAAATACTTCAGCCTTAACAGAAAGTTCTCCGTCAATAACCTGAAGTTGATCTGCATCTACAGATGTTACAAGTGTTTCTCCGCCGATGAGTTCAATAATGTACTGGTCGGAATCATCTTCTCTAAGAATGTTCTTTCCATTGATTGTACCTGTTGAACCTTCAACTACGAGTCCTGCTTTTACTTTAAAATCTTTTACTACTGTTGCCATTTTTTATCTCCTTTAGTTAAGCCTTCAACCCAATACGTGCATAACGCAGGGTGATAGGGGTTATTCCTAGGGCAGGCGTTACAGTAAGGGCAACTGTATTGCTAACCCTGGAGACGCTAATGGTGCCAATATTCCCATCGGTGTCTATAGTTCCATACTCGCTGACAGAAACATCTTCTCCGTCAACAAGGATAGTCATCTCTGTGGCGTAAAATTTATTATCGCCAGCAGAAGTCTTTGCTATGGAGATAATGTACTTTACCATTCTCCATGTTGTGGCATCAAAGTTATCAAATACAGTTACGTTAGTGATATCACTGATTGAGTTATCGTTGTTACCGAAAGAGCCAAGGTTTGTTGCTTGACCTGCGGTAGTGTCGATTAAGTCGATATAGTCTTGTTGACTTGGGCGGTCCCCAGTCTCAAACTTGGTCTTTACTGTTGGAATTGATACGGTAGCCATGTATGTATTATAGCATAATTAATTATAAATATTAAATGATCCAGTTGGAAAAACCAATAATTTGTATGCCAATTCCTGGTGGATTTGAGGAAGAATAACCTTCAACAATGATAGTGCTAAATCTAACTCTAAACGGAAGTATAGACTCAACTGTGGTTAGTGGTGCAGAGTATTCTATTTGTGTTATTGGATAATTAACGGCACTAGGAATTGCTACCCTCTTACTGTAATCGTCAATAATTACAGCAGTTGCCATTAGTCAGTTACATCCTCAATAATTATCATCTTACCCTGGCAAACTGTCCAGACTCTATCGGCATCGCTTAACTCTACGTCAAAGACATCTCCAGTACGCAACTGAATGGTCTGCTCTTTGGTAAGAGGAACTGTAAACTCTCCAATACCATCATTAGGGGTAGGTGCGGGAATGATAGTAAAAATAGTTCCAGCAGAATCTTGATCTATGTTGTTTCTAACATCTGGACGGCGGAACTCACAACGAATATCCCAGTCCTCAATAACTAATGGCTCTTTATTGTCATCAGTTGTATAAACTCTAAATGCTGCTGTGTCGCCTTTGACTACCGTCCAACTTACCATTGGTGGTCGTAATCCAACATCGTAAGAACTCTTTGATTCTTGTCCTCTATAAGTAGCCATTATGATAAACCTGCTTTCAGTGATCCCCAAGTGCCATTGCCTTTTACCTGTCCAACAATCAAAATTCCAGCAGAACCAGACTTGGCAACAACTGCTACTGCTCCAGAGCCAGATACTGGCTGTGTTGCTGTTAGGCCTCCAGAGGCTCCTAAATACAATATGTCACCATTAGAGTATGATGTTGTATTTATATTACTAAATACACCAGATATTACTACAACGCCTTCTGAATTGTTAGCCATGGTTGACTGGGCCAATCCAATAAATGGCAATGTATCTAGATTGCTTGATTGTGATTTTGCAACAGTTGTTTTTCCATTAAATCCAGTTACATAAACTGGATCTCCTTTTGTTATACTTGCTCCGCTTACATTTTTAACTTCTATCGTATGCGTCGATAGTCCAAAACTTACTAGAACTAATTCAATTTGTTCAGCCAGTGACTGCACATCCTCATGTACATTAACTGGATCAGTTATTAGAGGATATGGTAAATCGTACGCTGTAGTTGAGCCTGTAGCCATAGTCTTTCTATTATACCACTTGAATCCCGCAAAATAAATAAAATAAAAAAATATTACAAAAAGTTGCCTTTTAGGGCAAAAACATGTTATACTTGAACTATGCTACCAGACGGTAGCAATTGTTCTCTAGGAGGTATATTTTATGAGAAGAGACAAGATGGCTTGGATTGGAATCCTATCTTTGGTTGGAATGTTGGCACCCGTTAGCAATATCGCTAATGCTGATGATTTTTCAACTGACAATAATTTAATAAGTAAATCGTTAGAAGTTCAGCCTGCCGACCCCAAGTCGGCTTTTTTGGTTTCTAAGGTAAAAATATTAGAGCGTTTTGAAAATAAGACAAATTTGACAGATACAGAACTAAAAACCCTGTTGTCTTTAGTTGGGTTTGAGGGTAGGGACTTGGTGGTTGCTTGGGCTGTTGCTAAGAAGGAGTCTAATGGGCGACCTTTGGCATATAACGGTAATCACAGAACAGGCGATTCTTCTTATGGGGTATTTCAGATAAACATGCTTGATCACCTTGGTCCAGATCGCAGAACCAAGTTTGATCTTGATTCAAATGCAGAACTTTTTAACCCTGTTAAGAATGCAGAGATTGCATACTATATGACAAATGGTGGAGATGACTGGTCTGCTTGGAAAGGTATTACTCCAAGGACTAAAGCCTGGATGCAAAAGTTTCCAAAGTAATTTATAAAGGAATACCCCCTTTAATTAGGGGGTATTTTTTTTATCTAAAAACTGAATTATTAATATGACTAATGTTGAGACTATTGACATTAAAGTGACTTGGCAAAGAAGAGACCCAAAGTATAGATTCAGCCAAGTCTTCAGCACTCAGAGCATTGTCCTTTTTTTCTTCTTGGGTATCAATAGTTCCTGGACAAACTTCTGTTATTTTTATTCCATATAGTGGGAACTCAAGCCTCATCGTTTCAATAAGACCTATTTCTCCTCTTTTGGCATTTGTATAGTTTCCGCCACCGTGATAGGGAACATTTCCTCCTATTGAAGTTACAAATACAATAGTTGGCGAAGTTGACTTTTGTAGACAAGGAACAAATAATTGAGATATGTACATTGGGCCAGTTACATTGATGTCGTAGGCTGTCCTAAAATTTTCAGGGGTTTCATTAATAATATGTGTAGGACTTGCTCCCCCTCCAGCATTATTAACAAGAATGTCTAGAGTAATGTCTTTATAATTTTCAAAAAAACTTTTAATTTCTGATGAGTTTGTTATATCAAGTTGATATATTTCAACATTTTCAGATATTAAATCATGCATTCTTTCTAAATCCCTGGATACCGCAATAACCCTATAACCATTTTTTGACAAAAGTTTGACAGTTGCTCTTCCAACACCCCTGCTTGCTCCAGTTACTATTGCTGTTTTCATAAACTAAGAACTACATAGATGACTGGTGTAGTGGCATATCGTTATGTATCCAGTGTCCAGGAACCATATACTTAAAATTGGTCTTAACAACATGCGCTGTATGATAATATGGCGCTGATGATGGGAAGATTATTACGCTTCCTGCTTTTGGCTTTAGCCCAATCTGTATTTGATTTTTATCTACTGCAATATCATAATCTAGGTCTGGAGAGGCAACTTTTTTAACATCTTCATAATCTGACAGAGCAAAAGATATTTCTCCTCCATCAAAATCATCATTTAAATACATGACAAGAGAGTACCTAAGAGTTCTATCTCCATCTAATTGATCAAAGTGAGATCCCATCCCAATTCCAGACCTATACTTTTTTATATTAAAGGTTGGGAATAGTCGTGGCTCATCGTTGTCACCAATTGACTTGGCATAGTCTGAACAAACCTCATGGAAAGACTCCATAATGGTGTTGTATACATATTTCATTTTTTCTTTATAGTCTAGATCTAAAGTTATATTATTAATTTGTTCGATGTCAAAACTTTTTGTTTTTCCATAAATAAAGTTCTTATCGTTTGATGCTGTCCAATCTAACCAAGACTCTTTTCCATATTCTTTGTCAAGGGCATCAAGTTCATCAATAGTCTTCATGAGTGTTTCAAAATTCTTAACACCATCTTCATAGTAATAAATCTTTTCTTCTAGTATCTGCTTATTCATTTTGTCTCCACTCTCCTAGTATTTGTTCTTTTCATAAAAATTTCTAACCTTTATAAATCCAACCAGAACATATCTTATTGGTCCTGGCTCTACATGTCTTACTCCATGATTAAATTCATCTGTACCAGGGAAAATTACCAAAGATCCTGGTTTTGGCTTTAATTGTAAATCCTTATTACTAAAAAATAGTTCACCTCCATTATAGTTATCATTTAAATATATAATGGTTGCATAATTAATTGATGGATCTGTGTGCTGGTCTGTATGAGCCTTTAACTCAACTCCATCCTGCATTCTTTGAAAAGTCTTTAGCCCACTAGCCTCTAGTTTTGGATCCACCAATGCAACTAAATTATCTAATCTTTCTATAACATTTCTAGTAATTGGCTCTGATTTAAGATCATAGTTTTTGTCTTGCCAGCCCTGAGTTATTTCAAACTTTCCTTCAGCAACAAGATTTTCAACATCGTCTCTTCCAAACTTCTCCATACAAAACCTTTTAAGATTTTTTGTATACTCTATCATCCAGTCATCTTCTGACAGGTTGTTAATAATGTTGTGCAAAGAATCTAATTCATCTTTAGACAAAAAATCTTCTACGACAATGACTTGACTTACTGGCTCTTGAACTATAAACCCGTCATCTTCTAATTGCTTTTTTAGAAAAGTTTCCATTTATGACAACTCCTCAACCTTATATGGTTTGCCATTAATATCTAATTTATATCCATCTTTTAGAAGTTTTTGCCACTCTTCTTTTTCAACCTTTTGAGCATCTCTAATCTTTTGCATTTCTTCTTTCCACTGTGCTCTAAGTTCTTCTGGATAGGCATCCTCTTCACGATCATC